GCAAATCTTAGCACACGCAGGCGGAAAATCCGAGTCTGGTCAAAAGCCAACACTGACAAATCAAAAGGAATCACCAACTACCAAGACAACAAAGTTCGTGATGGTTCCTCGTCGTTAATAAGTCAACTTGCTATGCGCTTGCCTTCGATGGTAGGCAAGATGTTCAAGGCTCCTATTGCCAAGCGCAGCTACGTCACCAGCAAGGACTACACTCCGACGTTTCAACTTTACAAGATGCAGATTGCGGATGCTTACGAGTCCGCAGTAACTGACGACCTTGCAAATCCTAATGTTCGCAAAGCTTACGAGGAGTTGCAAAAAGAGATTTACAATCAATACATCGCAGTCACTGAAGGGAAAGACGGGATTCAGTATCAGTATGAGAATTACGTTAGAAAAAATCCACTGACTGGAGAGGGAGTAGAAGGCGATTTATACGACTCTTCAGCAGATGTAGTCGCCGACATCCGCAGGAACAGACTTCGAGTTCTAAAAACAGACCCCGAAGCTTTTGGTCCTAAAGGTTCCGATTTTAGCTCGCACCCATTGCTACAGGACACTGGTCTCACCTACGTTGACGCAGACGGCAAGACTCAGCCAATCCTCTACAATGACATGTTCCGAGCAGTGCATGACACTCTTGCTCACGGCTTGTTTTCTGACCAGTTCGGAGCTATTGGAGAGGAAGCTGCTTGGGCTATTCACTCTCGCACGATCGATAATCCTTGGGCACGGTGGGCACTTACCACTGAGACCCGTGGTCAGAACTCATGGGTCAACGAAGGTCCTCAAATGCGCAACGCAGACGGGTCTCTGAAGGTCGCTGGTGACGAAGGTTACCTAAGTCCTAAAAAACGTGATTTTGCGGTTCAGAAAGCTATTTTGCTTCCTATCGAATATTCTATGACTGGAGATCCTAACGTGGATGCTCCGATGATTGCTCTTCAGGCTGAGCTTGAAGGTAGTAATAAAAACAACGCAGCCTCGCTAGAAGCTGAAGACATTATCGAGCAAGAGACTAAGGATCGTGTTGTCGCTGGCAAAAGAGTAGGGACTAGTAACCCTACCGCTGTAGAGGAGAGTAGAACTGGTGAAGGAACGGACGGAGATCACAATATTTCGTTGGACCGACTTCGTGAATCAAACCCTATGGTTTATCGCAAAAATGCTTTGCTGTTATCAGCTTATCCAATTATTGGCGACATGGGAAGCGATGCGTTCAAAGAAGTAAGAAAAAACCTTGCTGTTGTGAGAAAACTTGAAGCAGCTGTTGAAAAGATTCGTGTAGAAAACAATGCCAATAGGAAGAAAATTGAAAAATTGTTAGAGAAAACAGCAAAGGCAAAGGCGAAAGCTCAAGGCGTTCCTGTTGGAAGTATCAAGATCCTTAAATCTGATATTGATGCAGCAATATTGAAGCCTCGCGAAGGATATAAAGAAATGGTTGCTGCGGCAAAGCAATCAGCTAAAACGCTTGAGAAGGCTTTGGAAAATAAAAATGCTTACAATAAAAAGGTTTTAGATGGAATCTCAGTTCTTGCCAAAGACTCTAAAAAATTCACTGTTAAAGAAGCCGATGAAGTTTACAAGAAGTATATCGATCAGACAGAGGCTAACCTTGAGATGCTTTTAAATTTGATGCCAGAAGCGATACGCAAGGTCGCCAAATTATGGTATGATGGCGCGAATATCATTGCAAATAAATTTGCCGCAAATGCCAATACAACCGTGGAAAAGGCTTCTGCTGTCCTTGCTGTGTTTAGCCCACAAAAAGATTGGTTTGTAAACGTGTCTCTAGCTGAGCGCATGCTTGATGTTTGGACTAATAAGCAAGATCACGTTTGGGATGAGGAGATGTCAAAACAGTATCGCATGCGATCTGGATCACCTAAGCCGAAGATGGTTAAAGGCGATGACGGGATCCCAACCGAGATGACTGACCCAAAACTAGAAGACCCTGTTCTTAATCCTCACGGATACGTTTATGAGAAAGGCGCTAAGCCACTCAAGATTGTTAATGGAAACATTGTGTGGCTACATTTCAATGACGCAGCAAAAAAAGCTGCTCTTGATGAGGCTAACGAATTTATCAAAATCGTTCAGGGGAAAAAATCTCTGAAGCAATTATCAGAAGAAGATCAAGCGATATTTATCCGTATGTATTCCGAGTCCTATCATCCGAGATCATATTCGGTTGTTGGTCCTGATGGAAGCTTTGGAGAGAATGCAAAAAATAAGACTGGTAAAAAAGACCTTCCTGTTGCTTGGGGTGGTTACAGCACCATCAGAAAAGCCATTTCGATTATGTCAAGTTCTGAAAAGGACTCACAAAAGAGAATATCTGACGCTCTTGGTAAACAGCACAAAGTTAGAAGCTTCTACAACAATATTGTAGACCCGTCTTCCGCTCGAGACATGAAAGGAATTAATGTTCTTTACGGAGACGTTACGATGGACACTCATGCGATTGCTGCCCTGTTATGGCTCCCTCTTGGTGGCAGTTCCAGAGAAGTCTCTCAGAACTTTGGATCAGCAAATACTTCTAACGATTCTAAGTCTGGACTGAACGGTCTATACTCTGCCAATGCTGAGGCATACAAACGTGCTGCTGTTAAATTTGGCTTGCTTCCTCGGGAAGTTCAGTCTATCACATGGGAGGCAGTTCGTATGCTATTCCCTGCAACTTGGAAAGCAAACATAGAAAATGTTAGAGCAGCTAGAGACATCTGGAACAACTACTTATATGGAAACATCACCGCAGAACAAGCAAGAGAACAAATCTGGGCAATCAGTCCAGCCTCAAGAAATGAAGACGGAAGTCGCCGAGACCTTAGAACAGCAACGACAGATGATTATGGAGTCGGAGTCCCAAAATGGTGGGACACAGTTGTTTCGGAGCGCGGAAAGGATTCTGTACAAAGGAAAACTTCTGACAAAGGACCTCTTTCTTTCGCTGGCGGGGATCGATCTGGATCTGGAATACGTGATGGAGTATCTGGACGAACTGATCGACGACGAAACGCTGCCAGCTTACTTCCCGAGGCTTCCAGAGGAGAGTCCAGTAAGTCAATCAGATCAGCAGCAACAAGAACTGTCAGATCCAATAGCTCGCGCAATGGAACGACATCCCCAGCTTACTCGAGAGACAGCGGAGGAAATGGCAACCGAGTTCGGGTTCTAGAGAACCTTGGTGTCCGCTACGTAAATGAATGGAATCCTAGCGAAGATCTTAGTCGTGTTTACACTGAGGCAGGAATTTCTGATCCTAAGTTTTTTGAAATTGAGCTTGGAGACTTAAATAGTGCCGCAAAGTTTGCTGAACTTATTACGGTGTCGAAAGACGAATCGAAATATGGCGCTGCTGTAGAGGTCAAGGAGATATCTGATTACGCTAAGATCAGGTTGTTTTTGTCGGAAGATGGCAAGGCTGGGTTTGGCGTTAAAGATGATGGTGATATTGTCTCTGTCTTTTCTCGCAAAGGAGCAAATGCAGGTAGCGCTGCGATGGCTCTTGCTGTTGCTGTCGGTGGACGCAAGCTTGATGCTTTTGATACTGTCCTACCAGACTTTTATGCTGATCATGGGTTCCGCGCAGTCGCAAGAATACCGTTTAGTGTAGATCCTGAATACATGCCAAAAGGATGGTCTTTTAAAGTATTCAAAGAATTCAATGAGGGGAAACCCGACATCGTGTTTATGGTGTATGATCCATCGCACTTTGATGGCTATTCTCCAACCGACGGGAAAAAAGCAAAGAGCTATGAGCATGCTACTGAGATACAAAAACTTGCAAATCTTAAACTGTCGGGTAGAACTTCTTCTAACAAAAACTCCGCTGCTTCACTCGACTCCGAATACGATGAAGTGATGGCGAAGTATGAGGGCAACCCTAAGTTCCCTAGCACTACTGTCACTCCAAAGAAAAGAGTTTACTCCCCAATCGTTAGAGACCTATTGCAACGTCGTGAAGACGGAGAAAATATCTCCAAAGAAGTTATTGCTCGAGCTATCGATGAACACTTCCCGTCCTACAAGGTGCCAGTTCCTAAGTCGATGAAAGACTTGCCATCGCAAAACGAGGTTCTTGCTGCGGTCACCAAGGATAAAAGAAAAGCGCACAAAGCGACGGTGGATCTTGGCATGCCGACAGCTGGTGAAATTGTTACTGTTAGGCAAGACGTTCCTGCTATGACTGAAAATGGAGTAGGGGTTGTGACCACAACATCAAAAAATGGAAACCTTTACCTTCCCGCAGTTCGAATTCTTAAACCAGATTTTCAGGTTCGCGAAAAGCTAACACTTAAGATTGCGTTAGGAGATAACAAGGGTCCTCACATCGTCATTAAAGGAGCATGGTCAGCAGACCAATCAATGCCTGCTGATCTTGAGAACTGGACTCAGGTCGGATTCAATCCTGACCGACACAGCTACTACTACGAGCGTGGTACTAACAAACCAGTGATCGCAGGGAAGGAAGCTTTCCAGATTGGGAACACTGTTTTCGTTAGAGTTGCCGAATACGGCAAGGCGGGAAATTTTAACTTTGCAGCTTCTCTCGACACCGACTATTTAGCAGCAGTCGCAGGTGGAGACATGGAGACGGCGCAGCGGATGGTGGATGAGGCAGCGCGGGAGGCAGGGTATGACGTGAAGGCGTACCACCTCACTGAAAAAGACTTCAACAGCTTTGTATATGGTGGCAGCGACCAAGAGGTAACTGAGTGGGAGTCTAAGGGGGGCAAAAGAACTCTCATAGGTTCAAGCGGGAAAGGATTCTTCTTCTCCCTCGATAAAACCAAACTCCCCGCAGCACACAATGTAAGAAAAGGTAAAGGTAAGGTTCTCGACGTGTTCCTGAAAACTAAGAACCCACTGATTGTGGACTCCGACACTAAAAAGTGGGCGAAGGAAGTTCTTGCTGAAGGATATAGTGAGTTCCCCCACCAAATCACTAACCAAACTTTTGATAACCTCACTAAAGAAGGGTATGATTCCATCGAGTTCCACTACGAGGGTGACAACACTCAAGGGGAACCTGACGAAGTGGTAGTCCTCCTACCAGAAAATATCAAATCCGCCGACCCAGTAACCTACGATGTCGACGGCAACGTCATTCCGCTCTCGCAGCGATTCAATCCTAAAACCGACAACATCAATAACGCAGCAAGCCTCGACACTGAAGTCGCTCCGTTCTATTCGCAGCTGTCTCAAGTGATCGACCAGAAGATGCCTAGCGTGTCAAACATCGGTCAGGTCATGCAGATTGCAATGCAAAACGCAAAGGCTGAGGAAGTGAAGTGGAGCGGTCTCCAGCAGGCACTCACGACGATGCAGGATGACAAGGGCAAGGTGACAAAAGAAGCCGTGCTGAAATATCTCGCTGATGAAGGAAGCGTGCGGTTTGAGGAGGTGACGCTTGGTAAGAAAAGTATTCCAGACACAACGGAATACACGATTGTGCCAACTGGGTATGGGACGTTTGGTATCTACGATGGCGACCGAAGAATGATAATCGAAAATGGTTACACCCGAGCAGAAGCAGAAGATGCGTTAAGAGAATATGAGCAAGGCGAGGAATCTGTAGACGACACCAAGCATAGTCAATACGTCCTCGAAGGCGGAAAGAACTACCGCGAGGTGGTGCTGGCGATGCCCGTTAAGGAGAGCGAAAAACCTGACGTAATTAAGCCGTCCAAATACGATGGAAAAACAGTGGATGAAGTGATCGACATTCTCCGCCCACGTTTTCGAGATGCAGGCATCTCGCTGGATACGTCCACAGGTGGAGGGGGTTTTACTGATTTCAGTATACGAGAGTGGGGTGGGGAGCGCATCCTTGGAGTGACCGACATTTCGGACAATCAGCTACGTTCCGACTACGAGGAATTACTAAGGACTCGTGGAAATAGAGATCCATTTAACCCAAGGCAGAACCGCAAGACAAAAATCGGATCTTACACCTCCAGCCACTTCCCCGACGTTCCTAACTACGTTGCCCACATGCGGACCAACGAGCGTGATGGAGGATTGTTCATTGAGGAAATTCAGAGTGATCGACATCAGGAGGGGCGGAAGAAGGGTTATCGTGGAGACGCCCCAGCCATTGTGGAGGAAGGCGGGAAGTTTGGTCTTTCGGGATATAACAGGTGGTATTCAACAAGGGAAGAGGCAGAAGCATTTTCAAAAGAGTCGAATGCGGGAATCCCCGACGCCCCCTTCCGCACGACATGGCACCTTGCTCTGTTCAAGCGTGCGCTGCGTGATGCCGTGGCAAGCGGTAAGACTTGGATTGGCTGGACTACTGGCGAGACGCAGAATGATCGGTTCGACTTGAGCAAGCAGGTTGACTCTATCAAGGCAAGCCGATACGGTGACACCTATTTTATCACAGGGGTCAAGGATGGGAGAAGCGTGATCAATGAAAGTTCAACAAAAGAGAAGCTCCCCGACCTAATTGGCAAGGACTTGGCTGATTTGATAATAAAAGACCATGACGTAACCGCTCAAGATTACAATTTGAAAAATGCCAAGCTAAAACAGATGATGGTTATGGGCGAGCCTATCGTCGATGGTAGATATTATGAACTGGTTGATCCTTCTGGAAGGATTATTCAAAACAATATTTATTTACCAAATTACATGACTGCTGAGGATATGCAGGAATACCTTATTGGGACGATGATTTCCGAAAAGAATTATGACCCCTCCAAGGAGACTATCCCGACGACATATTCTGGAGAGCAACTCAAGGTTGGCGGAGCTGGCATGAAAGGCTTCTACGACAACATGCTGGTCAAAGACCTTGGCAAGTATGTGAAGCAGTGGGGCGGGAAGGTTGAGGAAGGAAGCGTAGTAGCTGGAAAAACATATGCTTTTGAAACATCTCGCTACAACGACCAGTTCACTCTTCGCGATCCTGAAACTGGCAAATTCTTAACCGACGCAGATAACAAAACTTTTTCATCAACGGTAAAAGACGCTCAGTTCATGTCTAAGGGTGCGGCAGAGTCACTTGCCAAAGCGTTCGGAAAAGATTCTTATACCCCCATCTGGCGCATCGACATCACTCCAGAGATGCGTGCAACGGTAAAAGGCAAAGGGCAGGCATTGTTCGCTGCCAACCTGATGGACGAAGATCGCGCGAAAGATCTGTTAGATCAGCAAGCGGAGTTCGGTAATGCGGTCAAGCCACCGAACCGTGCTTCTATGGGTAATGAAAATACTCGCAGAGTAGTAGACGCATTCGACATTGAATACGAAGAACGTCGCGAGACCGAGACCCGAGAGCAATGGGTTAAGCGGGGCAAAAAGCTTGCCAACTCCGACCGCAAAGGTCTGATTGAAAACGCTATCGCAAACGCGACTGGTGCCGTGGGTGCCTTGCCCCTGAGACCAGAGGACATCGTCGGAACTCAGATCGTCATTGAGCAGATGGTTCAGGAAGCAGGCAACGACTACGATAAACTGTTAGAGGCTGGGGTTGTTATCCAGTCCTATCGCAAGATGCGCAGCGATGTCGCTCGGGTTCTCGCCTCTGGCTGGGATCGATTGATGAAACCAGATGAGCGCAACAGAAGGTTCCTATCCAACGCTATTCTAACGCTTCCTGCGAAAGTCGCTGCTTCGATCGATCGCAAATACCTCAGCCCAGCACAGGCAAAGGCTGAGATCCGCAAGAAGCTTCAGGATCGTCTAACAGAAATTGAGAAAGCTCTGAAAGAGTATGGGGTCACAATCAACGAAGTCCTCGGCAAACAGGTGTATATGTCGTTAGACAAGAGCGGAATTGTTAGAGACATCATGAAGGACTCTAGCAAAAACGAAGCCTTGGCAATGCGCATGCATGCTCAGCACTCCAGTGCTGAACAGATCGCTAAGGCTACTCGTATGACAGTGGCTGAGGTTGAGAAGCTAATTCAGAAAGTCTACAATGAAGCTCTCGAGCGCATGAAAGAAAAAGTGCGCGGAGGAGCGACGCTAGAAAACTCTGGGCTTGGTGCCGCTTCGGTTATGTCCGAGGCAGAGATCGAGGCAGAGGCTCGCAGAATGGTTGAGGTCGGTCTTGGGCTTTCTCCTCGGGCACACAGTCCTTCGACCAAGGCACTCGCTCGCAAAGTTAAACCTGCTCCGACTGCTCCTCAGAAAGTGAACTGGGCACGTCCTGAATTCACCAGCGGTCTCCTCAACTACACGTTCGATTCCAAAGACCTTGTAGACATCAAGCAAAATGTTCAGGCACTTGTCGACGCTACAGCAGCAAAGGCAAAAGTCGAGTCGATCGAGGATCCAGTGAAAAGAGCAAACGCTGAAAAGATGCTTGCGAGTATCGAGGCAATCCTCAAGAAATATGGAACCGATATTTCGACCGTGGTCGCTTCTGGCAAGCCACTTGAGTCGTATCGATTCGACATCACCGACCGCATGCACGTCCACCTAATCTCTAACGCAATCAGATCTGTTGATGCCGACTGGATTGATAAGGCTACGGAGTATGGTTACTTCTCGCTACTGTCTGGACTTCAAACGATGATGGTAAACGCCAGCAGTGTTGTTCACGGGGCATTCGATGCCACCATCGGAAGAGGGTTCGAAATGATGCTCAACGCATTTATCAACAACCCGATGAACGCTACTCTCGGAGAGACCAAATACATGCTCAAGGCGATGGGTCCTATGCTCGCTCGCGCGAAGTCCAATTTCCTCGCGTCATACGGTGCCGAGGCTGCGTTCTTTGAGCAAGACATACTCGGAGTGCCACCTGACCTCGAGAGCGTCCTTGAGGGGCACGGGATGTATCACCGCACGGCAATCAGTGGGAAGAAGGGAAGGTTCCTTCGGATTCCTACACGATTGCTTCTCGCGACCGACGAGTATGTGAAAGTGATCAACGCTATGACCGAGGTCGGAGCGATGGCGTATCGCATCTGTCGTGCTGGTGGACTAAAGCCAGACTCGAAAGCATTTGACGACAAGATGAAAGAGCTTGTCAACGTCACTGGGTCGCTTGCTTGGCAACTCGCTGCCCAGAAGGCTTATACTCGGACTTTCACTGGAGCGATGCCGAGCCAGAAAGACTCAGTAACTGGGGAGGCTCGCCCAGTTCGGACAAGCGGAGAAGCGATCGGATCGGTCGTGGCAAAGGTTCAGAGCGCGATCGCTCCGAGCAATACCGAGAACATGCTGGTCAAGCTCAACAAGACGCTTTTCCGAATGATGTTCTTCCCGTTCGTAAAGATCCCATACAACATCACCGCACTGGCGCTGACATACACTCCACTGAGCTTGATCGACATCGCTACTTTATACGTGCAGAGCATGGGTATTAAGACCCCAGAGAAGAAGATGCAGGCAAAGGCTGAGGTGATTGAGAGAATGTCTCGAGTCATGATCGGCGGAGTCCTCACTTCTCTTTTGTTAGGCATTGGAGAGGGTGACGACGACGACCTCGACAAGCCAATACTTGTCACTGGTTCACGTTCGTATAGCGGAACCAAGAAGGGTGTCCGCGAAGCTGCTCAGAGACTTGGGCTTGACGCTTACTCTATCTCATGGAAACTACCTAACGGAAAACGTGGAGTCTTCCATTACGGTCGCTACGAACCAGTAGCAACTATCATTTCTTCGACCGTTGACACGCTCAAACAATTCAAGCAAGCAGGCAAGGGTCGACAAACTTATGGTGATGCCGTGAGCGCATCTACTCGAGCATTTGCTGATCAGCTGTCTGACAAAACTTTCTTGTCTGGTCTTGGCAATTTCTACAAGACGATCATGGGAGAGCAAAGCATGTCGAAATTTGTCGCTGACAAGATCGCGATGCTTGTTCCGAACCTGATAAAACAACCTCTTCGTGAACTTGATCCTTACTACCGAGCAAAAGCAGATACTATCGATGAAGAAATTCTTGCAGCTGTTTTCCCATACGGTATCAGACAAGCTAAAGTAGATGTCTATGGGAAAAAATCAGAGAAGCTAGGAACTCCCATCACAAGGTTGTTTGACTTCACTGAATCTGGATCTGTAGAGGTGAACAAGATTGATGAGATGTTGTGGCGCTATCAACAGAAAAATCCTGACGGAGAAACCCTGCCATCAGAAGCTGGAGGAAGCTATACCCCTGTCAAAGGTAAAGGGCAGGTTGCAATGACCGACACGCAGGCTCGTATTTACCGAGAGCGTGCAGGAACAAACTTCACAAACATCGTCCGTGGTCGCTCGTTTAATTACGCTGACCCAACAGACGAAGATATTAAGAACTTACAAAAAATAATCGATGTGTCTAGGGCTTCTGCTCTGACCTCACTAAAAAGAGATCCTAACTGGAAATAATTATGTCAGACCAAGAAAAACGTGTAACAGATAAAGCGATAGAAGAAACCGCAACCCAACCGTCGATTGACCCTTCGGTAGCGATCATGCCATTCCCGACGGCATATATCCTGAGCCGAGCGCAAGAGGATGAACTGTGCCAGTATGCACTTCGTCGCATGAAAGCGATCGAGTCTGAGATGGGCAAAGAGTATGTCTCAGACAATACTTGGGGAGGATTGATGGGAGGACTCGCTGAGCAACCGAACCCAGAGAACCTCAGACTGTCTCAGAGAACATGGCTAGGGAAGCGGATCAAGTTCGACCTTATGTCTCGTAACGAGGTGGAGTATCGTGCGTTTCTTGAGCAAGGGATTTTCTCGAAGTCTAACCTTGTCCTGCCATTGTCGCGCAGGGTCTGGAGGCAGATGGCTGCTCGGGGGAATAGCTATTTCTTTTCCACTCAGCCGTTCTTCTCTGCTGAACCAGTCGGTTTGTTAGATAGGGCAAAAGCTGATAGAGTGAACCGATACGCTCAGTGGAAGCTTGACAGAAGCGGTCTCGCTGCTGTCGGTCACAGTGTTATTGATCGCGCGTTTGCTATCGGGGAGTGTGTGACAAAGACTATCCATACTCGAGACGAGAGACCTTACCAGACATGGGCTTCTGTCCTTACCGACGAAGTTGGCAACGACATCCTAACAAGTAACGGTGACGTAGTCCTTGAGTCCGATACTTGGATGCCTCAGATCGGTAAGAACGAAGAGACTGGAGAAGAGTTCGACACTGGCAACTATGTCTTGAAAAAAGATCCGTCGGTAATGAAACCGATCAATATCGTTTGGACTGAAAAACTGATATGGCGGAAAAAGAAATACTACGTTGGTCCTGAAAGCACACAGGTTCACTTCCTCGACTTCATCTGCCCGTTAGAGGCTCAGAGTATCGAGAAGGCAGACTTCATCGCTCATCAATACGACAAGCCAATGATGGAGATCGTGGACCAGTGGCGTAAAGCTGACGAGGCTGCGTCTGCTACCGAGGAAAAGATTAATGCGACCAAGGAAGCGATCAAGCTTATCTCTGGAGTATCGAACACTGGGTCGTCTGAGAACTACCAGAAGAATGTCGATCCTACCCTGTCAAGTATTGATCAGGTCTCGAGTCGCACCAGTATGATCAGCTCAGTCAGAATCGCTGAGTGCTATCTCCAATACGATACCAACGGTGACGGCATCCTCGAAGACATCATGCTTGTAATGGACAAGGCTACTGGAACTCCTATCTTCTACGACTACATCCAGAACGTCACCGCTGACGGCAAGCGTCCGTTCACGGTCGTGCGTGCGCTCGAGGTTCCGAACCGCTGGTATGGAATTGGCACGTTCGAAATCTTCGACAAAGCTCAGGAGTATTGCGACCTAACAATGAACCGCATGAACCACGCAGCGAGTAAAGAGGGTCGTGTCGATTTCTGGCAACCGTTCAATACTATCGAAGGTGCGGCAGACACTAACCTGAAGCTGAACTGGGGTGGCACATACACCCTCAAGAACGGGAAGGCTGCGGAGGACTGCTTGCAATCTATCTATCTCAAGGACAATAAGATGGATGGTCTACGAGAGCTTCTAAATTTGCAAGTTCAGATGGCTATGCAGGAGAGTGGTGTGTCCAATACAAACGACAGCAACATAGCTGGGCTTGACTCAACCAAGCTGGCTACTGGCATTCGAAATATCGAGGCTAGTGGACAGGAGGTTTTCGGCAGCTACATCCATCAGTTAGAGATTGGTATTCAGGGTCTCGCTCGAAAAGAAATTTCTACCTTGTTTGCTCACCTAGATGAGCTTGAGATCTACAGATACTTCGAACAGAACGAGGCTGGAGGAGAGGGTGCTGGAACCCTTATCGAGATTGACCCTAACGAAATTGGAGACATGGATCTTGACGTAACGATTCTGCTATCTCGCTACAAAGGCGAGCAGGTCATCGCTAACAGCAACGCTGTCATCGAGACTATCAATGCGTTCTATGCTCAGGCACCAGAGATCCAAGCGATCACGGCACCTGCGTTCCAAGAGATCCTGAAGGCACTAAAGGTGATTGACTACGACCGTAGAATCGTTCCTACTACTGTGTCTGTTCCTTCAGCTCAAGGTCCTAACATCAATCCTTCGACTGGTGCTTCGAAACCAAAACAAGTTCAACCAAATGTCTAACTTTAATCCGAAAGAATCTAACGCAATCATCTCGCTGATCAATGAGTTCAGCAAATGCGCTGGTGTCATTGAATGGTTTTTCCCAATGCTTCGTGAGCGTTTGTCTAAGATCGAAGAAGAGATTCTCGACGAGGGCACTCCTCCAGACATTACTGCAAAGCTGAAGATGACCAGAGGAATATGGTTAGAGGTTCTTGCTATGCCAGAGCATGAAAAGTTATCTCACCAGAAAAACATCGAGAGCTTTGTTCAGAGTGCTAAGCCACCGTCTACAGAGAGGTGGTGACCGAACAGAGCTTTGCCAGCACCCTGCCTATCAATGCCTCGGGCAATAGGCAGGGTGGTCACATGAGCGAACTCAGTATTGTTTTCTGGTAGCCACTCCTGTGCCATTTCGGTTTCGTGTAACTCGACCCCTCTTGTTAGGTTCAGACCTCGTATGTGAAGAACTGATTCTGGGCACCTGCATTCCTCGCTGTCGCTGATGTGCTTGTATGCCTCGACAAGATGCTCTCTGGTGGCAGACCACACTCCGCCCCAAGCGATGCAGGTTCGTCGATTTATTTTCAGGCACCTTGCTTTCTCTCCGCTCTTGAACCATTCGGACATCTCTGGAGACAGTCTGACATCGCAGTCAATCTTCATCACGACATCGTTTGGATGAGAGTAGCTTAGGATTCCATCGGATATTCCGAGCGCACAAATCCGTCCGAACATCCCTCTTCCTTGAGTCCCGTAACTGGCATGCAATTCATTCTCTGGGACAGCGTCCCACTCAGACGGGTCAATCATTATGGCAGCGAGCCACCCAAGATCGGTCATCCTTTCCTTGCAAAGAATTGCCAGTGAGTAATCTGATGGTCGACAAAGAATAAATGCTCGGTTCATGTGCAATGTTCGACGTTTGTCTCTGCTTTGTTTGGGGCAAGAGGTCTTTCTTCTTTGCTCTTATTGAGAAATGCTACTGTCCCAGAGATAAACGATACTCGTAGTAGTTGGGCACCTTCTGATGAACTCATTGGGTCAGGGCATTGAAGTATACGAACGTCACATGTCAGACCAGTCTTGTGATAGATGTGACTACCAGCGCAGACTGGATCAAGCTTTGCCACAGTCCCTTCTTGGATCAGAGTCGCGAGCTTGTAATAGTAAATCCCCTCTTGACCATCAGGAACGTAGTTTTGCGACCTGAGATAGTTGTCTTCGATCACTATGATTATTTCCTCTTCACTGTCTACTCTTCCTGAGCTGTCTTCCTTCACTTGGACGTATACAGCTTCGTTTACTGATATTCGGAATTCGATTGGAGTCCCGTTGCCGTCAGCCCTGTTACTACATTCGTAGTAGTAAAGAGCGTCAGCTTCGCTGGCTACCGACATCGCTCTCTCGACAACCCTGCCGTCGTTGACCGTGACGAAATACTGGTCTCCTCTTTTTGTTAGATTTACTCCGAATGGTAGGTCTACTGTGTCGGGTTCGACAATCATCCCCCGTCGACCAAGCACCTCATACTGCTGACCGTCGAGACCAGTTATCCTCTCTCTCCTCATCCCATCGACTTCTCGTTGAATATTCCCCAGTATGTATTCAAGCTGGCGAAGCCTGCTAGAATCATTGCCTCCTCCCATTGGATCCATGTTTAGTGCCATGCGGATAAGTTAATGAAATTTTTTGACAAAGCAACGTAATTTGTTTGCAACTGCAATTTAATTGCGTTAATCACTTTCACATGTCCGAACAACAACAGGAGAAATCCGCTGGCAATACGACTGAATTGGCTGACTCGAAAGGGTCAGTAGAGATCGACAACGGTCTCGATGACGTGAGTAACTACGCAGCAGAAGTGGCAGCACTTCTCGAAGGTGATAGTCAAGAGGAGCAATCCCGTGGCGAAGAAACTTTTGAGGAGGAAACACAGGAGACCGAAGAGTCCGAGACCGAGACCGAGGAGCAATTCGAGGAAACTGAGGAAGAGGAAGAAGAGGAGAGACCTGACACATCTAACGCTAACCGTTACAGGATCAAAGCAAGAAATGACGTTGAACGCACTGCGTTTGCCCTTCACAAGGCGAACCCTTCGTGGACGATGGAGCAGGCAATTGGCGAGGCTAAAAAGATTCACCCAGAGCAAGCAACAGAGTCGACAACTCATGACGATACGGAGGACGAAAGTCCAGAAGTCGTGCAGTCTCAGATTGAAGATCTCAAACAGAAGCGCAAAGAAGCTATCAAGGAATTTGATGCCGAACTGCAAATCGAACTTGAAGACCAACTTGAGGTGCTGCGTGACAAAAAGGCTAAACTCTCTTATGAGAGAACTGCCCGTGCCGCTACTGAGGAACAGCGCTTCTACGCAGACGCAGATCAGGCAACAAATGATGCCGTGCAACTTTACCCTGATGCGGCAAATCCGCAATCAGCATTGGCGAAGGAAATGGCACGCATCGACCGTGATATGATCGAGACTGACAATCCCTTGCTATACGATCCAAAGAAGGCTTTGCGAATCGCGCAGATGGCGGCTAACAACTTGGCAATCGCGCCACGTTCGACGCAGTCAAAAAACGCGACTGTCAAAAAAGTCACAACACGTCCAGCACTTCAACCGTCGAGTGGATCAACCCGCTCCGCCGCAACTTCTGTTGCCTTAGACCGTTTGGACGACCCTAACTTATCTCTGACTGAATACGAAGAGATCACTAACGGGTTACGATAAATTTCTCTTGGGTTAGAATGAAGCGGTTTTTTCAAAATCAAAACTTAACTAACTATTATTATGCCTGACTTTACAGCAACAAACACAGGGACTTCCCTGTCCGCAATGGCTCCTGATTCCGTCCGCAAACTGTGGCACAAAGGAGTTCTCGTAGGTGAACAAACCGAAGACTTTTTCGCTCAGCTTGAGGGAGATCGCAAGGATTCACCCATTCGCACTATCACCGACACCAGCAAAGGTGCGGGACAAACCATCACTTTCACCACTGGTTCTGGCTACTACGGTCGGGGCAAGCAAGGTGACGCGATGTTCACAACACTCACTGACTATGAAAAACGTCAGATCAGTTCGTTCCAGTTGAAAGTAGATTGGCTTCGCCACGCTACCAGCATCAACATGCGTGCTGAAGAAGTGATGGGGCTGCGCGATGAGATTTCTTCTCAGGACAACGTCGAACTCGGCAAGTGGCTCGGTCGTAAAAAATCCGATCAGCTGTTCGCTACGTTCCAACTGTTGCTTCCTTCGAACAACATCCTCTACGCTAGTTCAAAGACGCGCGACACTCTTTTAAGTGCCGACACGCTTGACTGGAACGAGATCGTTCGCATGGGCACTACGCTTCAACCGCTTGGTGGAAAGCCTGCGAACATCGTCCGCAGTGGTGCTAAGTCTGCTCCAATCTTCAGCAACATCGTCATCGGCACTGTCCCTGCGTTGTCCAGCTTGAAGATCGACACTCCTTACCTAACGCTTCGCGCTCAAGCCGAAACCCGTGGTGCCGAGAACACCATCTTCAAAGGCGGATATGCCAACGTCGATGGTCACGTCATCAAGGAATACAATCCACTTGACCATGATGGTGTGGGTGCTGTTGGTTCCTTCCTGAACCCTCGCGCATTCCTTGCCGATCCCGTGGTCGCTGGCACTGCTGCCTTCAACATCACTGGTGGTGGAGCAGACAACCTTAGCAACACCCGTACAGACATCGACTTCTTCCAATACTTCGATGGCTTCGCGTATCCGTTCCTTGAGAACGTAGGTGGCTCGGCGTTTACTCCTGCGTCAATTACTCGCTACGTGATCATCTACAACAAGACTGGCGCTGACGCTGGCAAGTGGGGCTTCTACAGCTACACTACTGGCAACGACGGTCAAAGAATTGCTGTTGCTGGTCGTCTTGGTTCCGCTGCGTCTGGCATTCGTGCCACGACCCTCGGTGGCGTGACTTGGAGTGGCTCGGTTCACACCGATGCCCATCCGACTGGTTCCGTCATCATTGCGGCTAACTCGAAAGGTGTGCCGATCGGTTCGAGCCTCATGCTCGGTGCGTCCGCAGCCCTTCGTGGTTACGGTATGTTCCGTGGTGAGAACATGACGCAAAAGCAAGAAGGTGGATTCATCACCGAGCGTTACATCGTCTCGGTGTTCGGTCAGAAGTTGTATACAGACCGTGCTGGTCGTGTGCCGTCGTGCATCCGACTTGACCATGCTGTGTCCTACCCAGACCTGAACCTCCCAGTGGTTACCAGCTAACCAAATCAACGATCGATGGGGGCATCATATTGGTGCCCCCATCATCCTTCCTTTTTTTATTATGAAATTTCTAATTTACATCGTCGGTTTGCGTCGTTCTTCTGGAGTTAAGAGTGGGGAGTTTTTGTTCTCGGACAAGCACCAAAAATTTATCTATCAGGGTCGCGAGCTTGAGCTTGAAGAGTTCAATACTCTCATGGCAAAGAACTGGGCAATGCAAAGGCTCGCCAATCAGCAAGTCGCTGGGTTTGCCGTCAACCAACCAGTCGAGGAGGAAGCAGCGCCTTCTCCGAAAGCTAAAAAATCAACAACTAAATAATTTACCATTATGTCCGCATTCTCATTAGATCTCGAAAACAAAGTGATGAACCATATTCTGGGTGGAAGTTCTTACACCCGTGTCGATCCGCTCTATCTCGCGCTCTTCACCGTTGCCCCTACCGAGAATGGTGGTGGCACCGAAGTTACTAGTTACGGATACACTCGACTGTCCATTGCAAATAACGCAACGAACTTTCCTACTGCGAGCAATGGTCAGAAGTCTAACGGAACAGCGTTTACATTCCCAGCTGCAAGCGGAGGCTCATGGGGCACCGTTAGTCACTGGGCACTCATGTCAGCTTCGTCTTCTGGAGACATTCTTTTCTTCGGTGCGTTCAATGCTGCAAAAACGATTGCCGATACCGACTCCCTAACAATTCCGATCAACCAACTAACGATCACCCTCGACTAATATGTCAGCTCTCAGCGCATACCTTGAAGGCAAAGTAGCCAATTACATTCTTGGCAGGGTCGCTTACACGGCTCCTACCACGGTGTATTTAGCTCTCTACACCGCTGCTCCGTCTGAGGCTGGTGGCGGAACAGAGGTAAGCGGCACAGGTTACGTTAGGGCATCAGTGGCAAATACTGTTTCGAATTTCCCAGACGCAGTTTTGGGGGTTAAATCAAACGGTATTGCTATCACCTTCCCCGTAGTCAGCGATCCTTCGGGGTGGGGAAACGTTACTCACTGGGGAATGTTCGACGAGCTTAGCGGAGGAAATCTGCTGTTCTACGGGGCACTTGCGCCAGTCACTTTAATCAATCATAACGATCAGCTGATAATTCCATCAGGAGATCTCGACATTACTTTCGAATAAAATCATGCCAACCGTAAACAAAACTATGACTGGGACCGTGGTGGTATCTGCCACGGCTAACCGTCGAGTTGTGCGCGGAATGGCTGCTGCTGTTATCGGGGTTTCGGTTGCGACCGCAGCTACTACAAATAAGTCTGTTTCCTCATCCGCTGTCTACGGATCTGCGGTGGCTTCTGTTAACGCAGGACTGACAAAGAAATTTTCAGCATCGGTCATAGCTACGTCTGATGCTTCAGCTTCTATCACAGTCATCAGGAACGGTCTAACGGTGTGCGACGTTCTGCGTGATATTCTAATGAGCTGGGGAATGGAGAGTCCATGCTCAGCACCGCAGATGGCAAAGATTGCTGCACTGAATGTCATTAACCAATCGATGCAGGTTGTATGGAACCAAGCGATCGACCGAAGCTACTGGACAACCTCCAATCTATCGGTAGCGATCACCTCTGGAAGCACCACAAGCGTCCTTGCCAATGACATTCAAAACGTCACTGGTCCTGTTAGACTCACTACTGGAGAGTTGTTAGTCCCTCTGGCAAATGTCTCAGAGCTTGAAAACTTCTCTGCCTCCTTCCTAGACGGTGACTCAGCATCGGTTCCAGTTGCTTACTATCTCGATAGAGAAAAGCAATCTGGCGCGGACCCTGTAAAATGTATTTTAAACATTGTGCCTGCTCCTTCTGGGAATATCACTGTGAAGATGGAGGTAGTCACAGAGGCTCCTCGATATTCTCTCCTCGACTTCGATAGCTGCCCACTGTGCCCAATCCCTCACAAATACGTTGAGTCATTACTCATGCCAGTGTGCCGACACATGGCGATGAGCAGCCATTTATTTATTGCTCGAGATCGTCAGGAAGCGATCGTCAAAGG